GGGGACCCACCTACGTTTCAGAGTGAGGGCGTAGGCCCTCGGAGACGTTTCCAAATGCTCAGGATCAGTCTTCTCGTGAAGACCGATTAACCCGAAGCATTTCGCGAGGGCCGGATACCCATCAATGGGATCCGGACACTTCGGCGAACTCGCAACCCAGCAACGGTATTCAACACGTTGCAAGTCGTGATTCCACCGACGGCGTGGCACGATTTCGCTGTAATCGTACCAGCCCATCGCAGGACTGTCACGGGGGACTTGGGGCAAATGGCCCAAGACCGCGTGTACTGCTTCCCGAAGGGCAGTACCCACCAACCAGTAACCAGCGTCAAAGAGCTGGTTAGCAGTGGCAATGCATGACAGGAGCCCGGAAGCGTCTTCGCTACTTGACGGAAGGTCACGACGAAGGTAGACCGGAGTCACCTTCGAGTTGTCGTAACAATCCATGCCGCAAGATTCTCTGAACTTCCCAGTCCAGAAAGACTTGCGCCGGTTGACCTTGAACCCTAAGGAGTCAAGGTCATCGCAAATAGCAGATGCCTCGTCTGCGGGAACGATCAAATCGTCCCCATAGACGTACACAGCCCGTCCGAACTCAAGGACGTTCTGTGCTGTCGGAAACTTCCCAGCCCTGCTCAACCTCGACGCAATGATGCTCACAAAGAACACCATCGCCTCGATGGGGAAGCAGAGTGCGGAACCCATTGACGCGAACTTCTTTAGAGTGACAATGTCACCGTTAGGAAGTTCCGCCCGTGAACTACGGCAAGCGAAGACCCATTCCCGAAATTCGGGCACAGATCCTAGCATGTCATAGACATGGGTCGCCGAGACTCTGTCGCTTGCTTCTTTCATGTCCAGAGTGCCGATGTCGCCACTCGAAGACAACGAAAGAACCAAATCTTGGTTCACAGATTGATCACGAAAATTCACGTGATTAGCTGTGAATCGACAATTTGACAATTGTCGAACAAGAAATTGCGAGAGACCCTGTTGTGCATATTGCATGCACACAGGTTCTACTGCAATTACGCGCGGAGTCTTCAACGTCTTAGGGACCAAGGTAACCCTCACGGGTGCCTCGGCCCCAGGTTCAATAACACTTGGCTCATAGCTGTCATCCTCAGGATGTACGCTTTCGCGAAACATCCCGAATTTGACGTGGGTAAAACCCACGTCAGACAGTCTTTGATGCCAACTCAGAAAACGCCATTTCTGATTTCCAGAAATGCGTTCCTGGGTGGCTCCCGGCCCATGTTTCGGAACGATTTTGGCTTTCCAGCCAGAACCTTCCAAGTTGAGTTCAGCGAAGATAATCTTCGCGACTCGCTTGAAATTCCGATAAACAAGGGAATTGGGAGGATCCACGATGTCGTCATCGCATTGACGATACTCTGCGATCGACTTCTCCTCTCGCTCAATAGAGCAAGGACGAAGAAGCTTCTTTCCGAACAGGCAAATTTGCCTGACGAATCGAATGCAATCGATCGAAGGATTCGTCAAAAGGGTTGCATCCGGCCCAAACACCTGGTACAGGAGTCCCTGAAGAAATTCAGGAATTCCGGTGCATGTCTTTCCAAACGAAAGAAATGCACCCGGGACCACCCGGCCCTCTGCAAGACTTCTTTCGAAGTCAGAACAGAATGCTGGAAGGGTAATAGTAATAAAACTATCACCCTCGTGTTGGGCTCGTGCGCGCAACGTCTCAACGTCGCGCCACAAAGGGGCACCACTCCTCCTCGCACAGTCTTGTACGAGGTCCGCGAGAAGGTCTACAAGGCTTTTCACTCTGACCTCCTTTCAAAAGGGGGCTCAGAGTCCAGGGTGTCCGCCGATTAGCGGATGCCCCCAGAGTGCCACACTACGGAAGGCCCAGAGTCTAAAGAACTGGGCCCTCCACGAGACTTAAGTCTCGCCGTTAATCATCTTCAGGATGTTGGCATCCGTCAGAAACCCGACCAAGGCTTTCGCCAAGTTCTGGTCATCCGTCGGAGTATAACCAACATTCGGAAAGTCGATCGTGAAGGTCGCTGTTGCAGACGCCAGAATATTCTGGGCCGGCACCAGAGGATCCGTCGCGGTCGCAGTCCGCTGAAGACGAGCCACGACACGGTTCCGAGTCTTAAACTGATGAGCGATGACGAGGCTATAAATAGCCACGCCATCGTTCAGCTTATACTCGGATTGCGTATCGTTCCTGCTAATAGCAGGAAGAGACTTTGACACGGTAGCGTAAGTGACAGACTGGGGATCGGCGAACACGTCGAACTCTCCTCTCGGTCATTTAACTTTACTCCGGGATATACCCAGAGCAGCGAGAATGGCCAATTGCCCGCCGGATAGGCTGGGCAGCTGAACATTCAAGCCAAAGGGGTTACCATCCACCAAACGACTCTTGGTTTCAAGTGTTACAACTGAGTTAGCGGTAAAAGTACCGCTATCCCATTTGTAAATGTTACCAGGAGGCGGTGGGTTAAGCGTACTATCAGCTTGATAGTACGTCTTCTGCACGTAGTGATGCATCATGCACCCCTCGAGCAGAACTGGATAGCCGGCTGCGTTCGGACTAAAATTGGAGACTATGTCTCCAACATTAGAGAACCAGTCGATTAGCCAGGACCACGGCGTAAGCTCCCACACTGTCTCTGGTGTCGGTATGGCACCAAAGAGCATTGCACGAGACGCTCGCGTCCACTGTGACGACCCGAGTTTCGGCATCCAGTAGATCCAATCACTACTGAACCACCGTTTCTCAGAAGTCGTGCGCGTGACCGTGTACACCGTGGAACCTCCCGTTAAAGGAGGACCTCCATAGGTGTTAGCAAAGGGATACGGAAAGTAAGCGCTCAAATCTCCGTTAGGAGGTGGAGCGAATACATTTTCCGCACTGCCAGAACCGGAACTGATTGTTTTCAAGTTCCCGACGGCAGGCCCCTGCTGCACGGACCATTCAGACGAGATACTAGCCTTCCGGCGGACAGCACGACCGCTTTCGCGGTACAACTGTGCCATCTGCTTGTCAATGGTTTTCCACAAGATGTACATCTTGCGTAGATCATTGACGAAAGGTTTCCAGCCGAAGACAACATTCAAGTATTCGGAACCTAAGTCCCGAAAACTGAGCGTGCCTTCACGCAAGCGCTTCGGAACATCCTGAATTGGTACAGCTGTACCAAATCGATGACCCTTCTTCTTTTTGAAGAAGAGCTTCCGAAGTGGCACCTGTGGCAAATCCCTGAGTTCCCCCAGGAATTG